AAGAACGAGTGAACTTACGACCAGCAATACCCTTGTAAACATAGCGGATATCCTCTGGCAGTTCTTTGTCTTCTTTAGTTTCACCAGCAACAGTTAGGATGTTCTTGTCTGTTGTGATTGTAACGTCATCCTTCTCAAATCCTGCAAGAGCGAATTCAAGATACCATTCGTTCTTATCCTTTGAGTGGATTAGGTTATAAGGTGGGTATGTAGCCCTTGTTGGTTGTGCAAACATCTTATCAAATTCCTGACTAAGTGTTGCGAATGGCTCTGTATAGATTACCATTTGTATCATCTCCTTTTAAGCGAGTTATTTTTGTACCCCCAATTGGCAAGTACATATTTATTATAGCAAAAAAGGACAAGTCTTGCAACCTGTCCCTTAATGCTTGTTAAGATTACTTCTTTGTAACGGTCTTCTTAACTGGTGCTTTCTTTGGTGTTGCCTTTGCAAGTGCTTCCTTGACATCTGCTTCCTTTGGAACAATGCCAAAAGCAGGGTCCTTCGGGTTAAGATATCTTAGAGCAACTGGCAATACTGCAGCAACCAATGACCACGCTAGGTCTAGTGGGTCAGTTACCCCTGCTAGATAGAGTGCAGAAGCCGCACCTAGTACGCTTCTTCCATATGAGGCAGCGAGTGCCTTTAGTTTTGCATCCATTGTATTTCTCCTTATTTAGTGCCTAGTTATTAGGCGTTTCTGTATTCTCTGGCAATACTGCTTTTAATTTTTTGTATGCCTCGGAAACTATATTTACTGTGTTTGTGTGAACTGTATCACCAGCAAGTCTACCATAAGTATTAGCCCACTCAAGTTGTGGTGCGACTTCTTTATCAAACTCAGTCAATGCTTTCTGTACTTCTTCTATATACTCAAATGCCCAGTCACGAGATTGTGAAATAAACTTAACAAAGCCATCTGTTTCAGAAAGTTCCTTAGTGGAAAGTTCTTTCTGCAACTCTTCTATCTTTTGTCCAAGCATATGCTTATGCATTTCTGATTGAATATACAAAGCAAGTATTTTTCTTTTGTTTAGGTTTGATTTTATAATTAAATACAAAAGAATAAATATTGTAACTAGAGAGGTACTGAACAACACTAAGTTTAATAAATCCATTTTAGTCTTCCAGTGCTTCTCTTACAATTAAAACTATTGCACCAAATCCTTCTAGCATTTTCTTAACATCGTTAATGTACTTTACTGCATCTGCCCTGTCTTCGTCTGGAACTGCTATCAGTTCTTTAGGGTCAATCTGGATTGTAATAAAGTCATCATTTTCTAGAAGAACAACACCAAAATTCTTTGGTGGAACTATTGCTCTAAATGCTGTTGCCATTTCTGTTGTGTACATCAGTACTCCTTATCTATTGTTAAATTTTGCCAGGTGTTAGCCCAGTCCTGTTTTGTCTTGTGTTTATTAAATTCTCTAGAAACTTTGCCTCTATCTAAGTATACACCACCCCAGACACCCACTGCTTTCTGAGATACCCCAACAGCAAAACAGGTTCTAGCCATAGGGCAGATACCACACAAAGAATCTGTTTCTTTTCTTAATTCAACGTCTTCTTCGTATTTGTCAAAGAATAGATTGACATCATCTCCAACACAGAGACCATCATCTTTCCAATTTTCATTCGGCATTCTTCTTTACCAAACTAGCAGGTATATTCCAGCCATCAGCGTTGGCATCAAAACGATTGGCAACATACCATGCGTTATTGATGAACTTGGCATTTGGCTTCATCCAAGCCACGTCAGACCTTTTCAGTTCTAGAACTGTCCAGCCATCCCACGATAGAAACTTATTGTTTTCTACAATTGCTTCCATTTTTTCTAGTGATTTAATTAACATAATCACCTTTCTGTTAGTAGCGATAAACGCCAACCTCAACATCTTTTGCTTCAGCAAGGTCTACCAAGTCAGACACAGGCTCTTTTGGTTTACTAAAATAAGCAAAATATCCAATGGTATGAATATTATCCTTAATCCAACTTGGTGGAATCTTAATTAGTTTAATTCTAATGCCACGAGCCTTTAGGCTACGCTCAGATATGTTGACAAACTCCATAGCCATATTGTTAATATTGATTGGTCCAGCAGATGCAACCAATATCTCGGTATCTTCTGCATCAAGGCTGGACAAGGCTACACCCATTGCTCTTAGGAATACATTGTAATCACTAAAAGTTTTACTTCCCTGAATTGCCACTATCATCTTTATTTCCTTCTGTTAGTTTATCAACGATAAAACTTATCTTATCTAATTCTACCTTATCAATGCTATGTGTGTCAACTATTTTCTTGGTAGACTCATCAATCTCATTCTCATTTACTTTTGCTGTAAATAAAAATCCACTCTCAATCCAGTAAACATCTTTGCCTAAAAAGAAAGCCTTCATAGAATTCTTTTTTAAATGATTTCTTGATTGAGTTTCTTTCTCTGGCTTTTTTGTAACAACACTAACTAAATAATTTTTCAGTAACTCTACCTTTGCAGTTTGCGTAAAGGTAGGAACTCTTAGTGTTTCACTTGTTATTTTCTTTAACATCTGATTAAAGATAAACAAAGACACTAAGGTTATTACCGAACCTAAAAAATATTCCATATCATTAACTATCTAATTGCTCACGCTCATCAATTACTTGATAAGCAAATTGGGTCATTGCTTCCTGTGCCTTCTCATTACGCATTATTTTATCGTAGTGATGAACACAGAAAAGCAAATCCCCTGCTACCCCCAAAGTTTGAACATAAGCCTGTGAGCCACAGACATCACAACGATGCGATGTATCTAGTGTCCACTTCTTGTCTATTTGTTCTATTAGGTTATTTGTCATTTGAATAAAACCCTCCACCATTAAATTTAATTGCTCCTACTGAGTATACCTTATGCATCGCTGTATTGCAAGTATCACAAAGTAATTCTTTATCAGCATCGTCAAAGGTTCTGACCTCTTGTGATGTCTTTTTACAGTCTGGGCATTTAAAGTTATAGGTTGGCATGATTACTTCTTTGCTGAGTTTGCCAAGATGTGCTTTAGTGGGTCTACCAAATCATCGTATGCTGATAGGTGGATTCCTGGATTGCTCCATGCCTTGTTAGCCTTACCAATACTCAGGTGTAGATGTGCTCCAGTTGAGAACTTACCCGATGGAGTTTTCTTTCCACCGCCAACCTTACCAATGATGTCTCCAAGTTTAACCTTGGTGTCTTTCTTTAGTGGTGACTGCTCTGCTAGGTGAGCGTACAGAACGAAGTGTCCGTCCTTTGCTGAATGAACTAGGAACCAGCCTAGACCATCGCTCCACTCATTAAGAAAAACTGTTCCATCAGTGATTGCTGGGATTGGTGAAAGTTCTTTTGGACTCCAGTCTTGACCTCTGTGTGGTCTACCCTCACGGTAAGGGGCTAGGTTTCCGAATTCATCTCCACGAGTTTTTGCTGGGAATGGTTCTTTATAAATTGCTGTCATAATTATACTTCCTTTCAAGATGTATTCTATGATTTAAGTCATAGTATCTCTATTATACCATTGACTTTTGGAGCCACCTAACAGATTTGAACTGTTGACCTCCATATTACAAGTATGGCACTCTACCGCTGAGTTAAGGTGGCTTTGCTGGGCATCCTGGGTTCGAACCAGGGACATTTCGATTAACAGTCGAACACTCTGCCAACTGAGTTAATGCCCATCACTATTTAATTATACAGTGTAGCCATCATTAGTTGCTCGCCATACAGACGGAGCATGATTCTCTTCGACAGCCAACTTAGTTGCCTTGTCTTGATATAGTCTTAGAACATGAATACAGTCATCTGCACCCTGGTCCCAGCCAGCATCTTCTTCTGCAGTTGTTGGTAAGCCATCGTGGATAGCACATACGGCAGGACCAACCCAGCCTTGTGTTAAGCCATGTTGTAGCCATTCGTCAAAGGTCATTGACATAGAAAAACCCCTTTCAGGTCTATATCTATTATAGGGTACCGAAAGGGGTTTGTCAAGTTATTTCTTTGCTGGAATGTTGTCAACAAAGGCTCTGTCAATTTCATCCTGAGATAGTTTACCATCGTTAAGATACCCACGAGATAGGTCCTCAACTACGTTAGCCACACCCATAACACCTGCCAAGATAGCAGTCTGGATTACATCAATTCCGATTACCGCTCCTGCACCAATAGTAGCCAAAGCAGTTACCAAGAACAGAGCAAGCATACGCTTTGCAATCTTTAAAATATTCATTAATCTTCCTCCTTATCTTTTGGATTTCTTAGCCTGTAAGTTAATGCCCACAAAACAGTACTACCTAAAATACAATAGCCTACAACTGTTTTTGCTGAACCTTCTAGAACTACCCAGGCAACAAACATGCCTAACAAAGTCCATAGTTGATTTATCATATCACTCAAAAAATCTTTCATTATATTTTCCTCCTACCTGAACTACTTGAGCCTGATGCAGATGCACTGGCTGCTGCTGCTTGAGTAGCCATCGCTGCTGCCTGTGTTGCAATCTGAGTCACAATAATTGCTGATACCACAATCTTTTCTGCCTTTTCACGAACCGCTGGAGGTAAGTCAGCACCAATGTTTGACAATGCATTAAAAGCATCACTCAGTCCACTGAACACTGCCCCCAGTCCTGGAATATTTGAGATTGGATTTTCCTCAAATTCCTTTGGGGGAATTATTTTGGGACAGGTGCAAATGTTGCTCTTGGAACATATCCAGCATCAGCCATGGGTTTTGGTGTCACCTTCTTCGGTTTTCTCTTTTCAGCCGCAGTTGGCTTTGGAATGTTTTTTAAATCTATTTTTGCCTGTGCAAGTTTTGCTTCTAAGTCATCTACCCTTAGTGCAGCAGTTTCAATAGCATTGAACGTAGAACCATACTGTTCCTTTAGGTCACGAAGGTTTGCATCCTTTACAGCCTTATCATCACTACAGACTTGCCAGTTGTTTTCAGAATCAGTTGTTATAATTTCTAATTGATTTAATATAGAATTTTTGCCAGCCAAGTCCTGACTTAGCATTATATAGTTTAAGTATTTACCATCGTAGTTATCTTCTGCATCTAGATATACTTCATTAGCCTGTTCTTCTACCGCTACTGCCTGAACATAAGAAGCAATCTTGTTGTTTAGTATAGCAAGCAGTGCTGGGTTTTTAATTAAGTTTGCCACCGCACCCTGAGTGAAAAATGATGCTGGGGCTACCGAATAAGAGTTAGACGTAATTGGTCTGTAGTTAAGGGTAGAACAGGCACCACCACTCCACTCGTAGAACCAAGCATCAATAGCGTAGGACTTTCCACCAGTAAATGAGAACATGCCAGTTGAGTTTGCTCCACAACCTTTTAGTGACCAGTCGTTAATTATTTGCTGACCATTAATAGACATATAAAATCCATCGTCAGCAGGAGCCTGGAAATAAACCTTTGTTGTGGTTGGGTATGTTATGTAACCACGATAGTTAAGCATAACGTAATCAGAACCACAACCAAAAATATTTCCTCCACCCCAGTCAATGTTAATGTTGCTAACAGTTACTGTCTTACATAGTGTGTAAGTAATGTTAGACCTTTGAGGAGGATTTCCATAACGTGAAATACCAGTGTAAATATCTACAACAAGACCAGCAGCAGGTGTGCCAGCACCGCCATCATTGATTAATTTAGTATCGTAATCAATCTGTGCTTGATTCATCTGTGCCTGAGCATTGTCTGCATTGCTCTGTGCTAAGAAATAATTGTTGTATGTAACATCTACTAGGTCTGCAGCCTCGCTAACTTCATTAACTGCACTAACAACTTCTTCTTCTGCAATACGAACTTCATTGTTGTACCAAGAGTCATAGTCGTTCTTCTTAAGTGCATAGTCATTAGCCGCTTCATTCAATGCGTCTTCTGCTTGAGTCGCTGCTGTCTGAGCGTCATTAATTAGATTTGCTTGCTCATTAGATGAGTTCATCCAACTTTCAAGATTTTCTTGTGCATTGTTTAATTCATTTTGTAAGTCATTAATTTTTGCCTGTGCCTCTGCTACCTTTTGATTATACTCATTGGTAGTGTTAGCAAAAGCCATAGGTGCTGAAATCATAAACATAAATGATATCAGTACTGATGCTGCAATTTTAATAGGGTTTTTCATGGGGTCTCCTTTGTCAGAAGTGCCTGACAAGAATATTATACCATTCATTCATAAGATAAATTTTGATTTTGCTTGCTTGGAGCCATACGACTTTGGGCTTCGTATCTACCAATACTCATTTTTTTCTGGCTACGCAACAAGTTTCTTGGTCTTCGCAAACGTAGATGCTCACTTTCACGATGATGAAACGGTTTTACGTTTTTAGCCATTATGCTCCATAGTTTAATTATATCATTACATTATGTTTATGTTAAACTGTTTAAAGTATGAGTCTAGGTCTTTTTGTTCTGGTCTGTTTTTCTGAATAATATTTCTTTTATCAAACTCGTGCAGTTCTTCTGTTGGCTTTCTATCACGGAACGTATGTATTTCTACCATTTGGTTATTGTCTTTTACAGTGTGAGAGATAGCCCCAAAGATAGCACCACACACAGCATCTGCAAGGTCCTTAGAGGACTTTCTAGGGTGGTCAACACGATTACCCCTCATAATTTTTAACTCTGTTAGTTCCTCGAAGAGTAACTCTATTGCTGGCATAGCAAGACGTTCTTCATATACAAGCATAGCCATATCCTCATAGTGTTTCTTGGCAACAGATACAGTCTCAGTCTTTATACCAACAGCCTTTAGTTCATTTTGGATATCAAAGGATTGCCAACGGTCAAAAGAAACCATGCCAATATCAAATCCTAGCCTACGAAGATTCTGAATCCATTGCTTTACCTCTGAAAGGTTTACAGGACCCTCAACCTTTGGTTCCCAATATACTACTGCATCTACCACTACTATAGGCATTACTTGTGCGTAGTCTTTAACTACCTGCACATTTACCCACTTTTCAACGTGAGCGATAGCGACAGCACACTTGTCGTGCTTTTGTGCAAGGTCAGCATGTACAAAATATTTTTTATCTGGGTCTGGTTTAAACGACTCCATAAAACTTTTATTAGAATCGATAGGGTTTACAATTGTCATGCAAGCACGAACCTTTTCTTGTTGCTTAAAGAATGCATCAGAAGCGTAGGTGGGCACACAAGCAAAACGCATCATAGCATCTCCAAGGTCTGTGTAAAATGCTAATTTAAAATCATCAATTTTACGAGTAGGGTTTACCACCCATGTAGGTCTCTTGATAGCAAACATTCCAGGGAACTTGTATGCCAAAATGTTGTCTTCATCCCATTCAATCTCTAAGGTGTTTCCTTCTGTTTCTTCTGGCAGGTCTGGATTCATAACAAACTTATGTCTCTTTGTTATTACTTCCTTATCTGCAATCACCGCATCGTATCTTTGAGAGATAAAGTCTCCAGGATATCTAGGAAAAGATAGTAGGGCTACCTTGCCAAGGTCAGGGAATCGAGAGTCTACGGAAGCACGGAAGGCTTTGTAGATGTTGTCAGCAGTTTTACCTTGGTCGTTACCAGTATTGTTCTCACTAGCAAATCCAGAAATCTCATCCAATACTGCAAGAAGAAGGTTAAGACCCTCGTGAGACTCACGCTCAGAGTGACCAGAGTAAACAGTAATAGCATTATTAAACTCAATGCTGTCTACCTTTGCATAATACTTTCCAGCAAACCATGGAGAACGTTCAATCTTATTCTTAAAGCCTTTAAAGAAAACGTTCTTAGCCTGTTGTGCGTTAATCGCAATGTTAATAATATCAATAGCGTCACCAGTAGGTTTACCAAAATAACGAGCAGGGTCTTTAAGACAAAGTAATTTATAAACAATATAGCAACAAGCAACTGTAGAAACAAAGTCCTTACCAGAACCTTTGCCAAGTTGTAGGATAACTTCATTCTTAGTATACTTATTGTAGTATCTACGACCTTCTGTCTCCCCCAGGATTTCAATAACTTCTTCTAGTTTGTAGATTTGACTCATAGCCTCTACAATGTCGTACTGGATTTGAGATAGTGGTGGTTGCTGTAGATAGTCCTCGCCTTCGACAAATGTCTTAACGTCTACTGGCATCTCTGCAAAGACGTTACTCTTTAGTACTTCAAGAAAATCATTGAACATTGACAATGGTTATAACCTCTTGCTCTTTTGATACCTGCGAAAGTCTACGCATAATCTCGTCACGAATCTGTGGATACTCACTTGCAATATCTCTAAGAATACCAACAAGGATATCTTGCTTGTGTTCAATATTTAGCATCTCTTCTGCTAGTTCTTTGTTCTCAAGTAGACCAGCCTTTTGTAGCATGTCTATACGCTTGCTTTCAATATCCATAACAAGTTTAATTGCAGCGGTCTTAGCACCAAGATTAGCAACAGTGGTAGCATCATCCATAACTTCATATGCTTTACTAATTAGTTTGTTATAGTGTGTGTCTGCACCAACTAGGGCTTCCTTTGCCCTAGCACGAATAGCAGCGTTGTCAGAAGCCATTACACGCCACTGATTAATGTGGGCTACAACTTTTTGACGTGGTAATGCAAGTGCTTTAGAAATTTGTGTAGGCTCTTCTCCTTGGAGATACTTCTCCACAACCTTATTCATCTCATCTAGATGTTCAACTGTTAATTCTTCAATCGACATTTTTCTTTCGCTTTCCTCGCTTTGTTGGTATACGCTTTACTCTATCTATTGAGTAGGAACGATAAGCACCCATAGAGTTCTTATGTACGTCAAAGCAATCTACCCAAACCTTACCATTTTCTGTATTGGTCACAACAGAGTCAAACTTAAATTTGCCACCGTGTTCTCCCTCTATCTTAATGATATCACCTTGTGCAATAGTAAAGTTGCCAACTTGCAAGGCATACTCTCTACTAAACTTAGTTTCCTGTGGCTTAATTGACTTTACTTTCTTCATCTTTTTGACTTCCTTAGTTTAAACTTTGCCAGATAAACGTAGACTGTCTCTACGCTAGTACCGCATTCCAAAGCAATCTGCTCTGGAGTTTTCTTGTCAACATGATAACGCTTCTTTAGCCATGCCTCATTTGTATAAAACTTATTAGCCATTAGTATCCAAACGCCTTATCCCAGTTCTTTAAAGCCCAATGCCCAATAGCACAAGCATCTGCAACATCGTCATCTTCTAGGTGCTTATCATAGTTTATATTAATAAAGTTAATTGTTCTTTGCTTTCGAATATTTCGTTCCTCAGTTTTAAACCAAGAAACAGACTTGCCTGGATTCTTCTTCTGAACCTCATGCTTTTCTTCTTTAGTTAGTTTCTTATTACCAATAAAGTTTTGCCATGTCATAGGCGATACGGAGCCAATCTTTTTTACCCCAGCCATAGAGCCAGCACCAAGCAACGCTCCCTGCACCATAGCCAACTGAGCAGCAGTCTTAGGGCTATTCATAAACACAGTGTGCTCAATAATGATGGTATCAAAATCAAACTTATCAAAGAAAGCCCTAGTCTTCTTAGCAGCATCCATAACCTTGTCGTATGTGGATACGCCCTCAAACTTAATCTTTCCACAAGCAACAATACGATTGTCTTCAAAGATAGCGAATGCTAAACTGTTTGTACTAGCATCAATCGCACAGAATTTTTTTGGTTTTTTAGTCAAGTTTAGTTTTACCATTTAAAATATCCTTAATCTCTTTAAGAGTGTCTTTAACATCATCTGGGTTTACCTCGCAAGATTGACAAATAGTTTCTTCCGTATACATCGACAGTTGTCTGTTGCATGTTTTGCACAGTCTAACCTTGCCCATACGCTTTTTAACTTTATCTTTCAGATACTTTTGAGCAATCTTTTCTCTAGTTGCTTGCTCTCTGCATTCGGCAGAGCAGTATATCTGATAAGATAATTTAGTTTGGAATTGCTTGTCGCACCAACTACAATGTTTGTTCTTCATTTAAAGGCTCCAGAGACTTAATTTTTATCTCTCCAGAACCTGCAGAAGCACAAGCCGCTTGTATAGGGCATGTCTTGCATATCTTTGAATTAGAACGATAGTTTTTCTCTGGCAGGGTTTTATCTTCCCATGCCTTACGAACAGTTCTCATCCATTCAAAAGTGTTCTCTACCCACTCGTACATGTACTGATTTAATTCTACAGGAAAAATCAACAGTTCGTGATTGTTTTTGTTTTCATAAATCAGCACTGCCTTGTTCTTATTAAGAATCTTCATGTAGATAAGTAACTGAATCATGTGACCCAGTTTAGGCTTTCCTGCACTTTTACGATACTCAAAGCCCTCATTAGGCATTGTCTTAATTTCACCAAGCAGTTCTTTGTCTTCCCAGTTAAGAATAACGTCACCATAACCAAAGATTGGTGGATTGTCATATGTTACCTTAAACTCAGAATCCACAAGAAGACCTGGAACATTGCCCATAGCCTCTTGAATTCTTTCGTGTGCCTTTGTACCAGCAGTCATGTTTGCACCGCCATAAGCATCAGCGTTGTCTGTAAAGTTTGCACCCTCAAAGGCTAGATACCAGTAACGAGGACATTCTCCATGAGAAAAAGCAATCGTACTTGGTGCAAAGGTTTTCTTTGTTTGAAATTTGTCTACACGATTAACAGTATAACCAGAGTTAATCTTGTCAATCAGTGCTTGCTTGTCTAGGAATGATGGTTTAGAGTTTGGATTCTTTTCAACCTTTTTAATCATTACCTGATTTAATAAATTTTTTGCCATAATAACACTAGCGAGTAATATATTTAAGAGCCGAAACGAGGTTGTTAATAGCCTCAGCAGCGGTGTAATAAATATTCTTTTTCGCTCTGTCTCCTTTATCTACGTTAGTTAGCCATGTGGCTTTGAAAGACATCTTCGCAGCAATTGCTTGCAAGCGAACGATTTCTACTTGTGCAACGTTAAGGGGAATATCTGGCTTAAGAATTACCTTAGCAATAAAGGTAAGAGCAGTAGTCAGTTCTTCATCATTCATAAAGTCAGCAATCTCTGTAAGACCATTGACCTGTTCAATTGTTGTCTGTGTTTGTTCCATTTTGTTTCCTTAATGTTATAGTTCTATTATACACTATTAGGTGGCAGTTGGTCAAGTATCATCTCCAATAGAGATAACTCAATGACTGCTAGTCTTGTTTTAATACCACCCTCGCCAAGGACAACTACAATTGCTGGATTATCGTTATTACGAATAGCATCTGTAGTTGCCTTAGCCCAAACATCTTTGTTCAGAGTAAAAGACTTGCCAACCTCTTTGAAGTCAACAGTGAAGCCTTCCCAAGAAGCATCGCCCTTGTGAGTACCCCTGCCAGAGTTCTTGTGCTGTTTAGCACCAATACGCTTACTCTCGCTTCTCTCGCTCATAGTCTTTCTTCTTCTTAGTTTCTAGACTAACTTCGTTTAGATGTTTGTTTGGACACATCCAAGTTATTAGTTTATCTGATGGATATACCCTTACAGACTTTACATCTACCCTGCATGTGTGGCAAGGAAAAGTTCCTGGATAGACTGTATACTTACCCATTTAACTTAGCCTTGATTTCATCTTGCAAGTCTAGGTCTTCACGGACACGAGCAACAAACTTATCTCTACCCTGCAACTTAGTGCCATCAGGAAGGATATACCAAGCCCCTGTACGCTCTACAATGCCCATCATCTCTGCGGTATCAACCAAGTCTCCAATGCTATCAATGCCAACCATAGGACCTCTGAAGTAGAAGTCATATTCACCAGACTGGAATCCTGGGGATGTCTTAGAGAACTGAAGTTCCCAACGAATCTTTCTACCAACCTTTTCCTCAATGAGTTTATCTCCAACAGCAATCCTACCCTTGATAGCCTGATTGTCTGACTCAGAACTAAATAATTTAATTACTGTTGACGAATAGAACTTAGTAGCCTGACCACCACTAGGTTGCTGACTGGTGTACATAGCAGAAATATTATTTCTAGATTGTGAAATAAGCACTAGTAGGGTTGGCTTTACTTTATTGTTAGCATAGTTAAGCATCTTCCAAGCATTGCTAAAGTCTCTAGACTCTGCACCAATCTGCTTCGTGTTTTCTAATTGCTTAAGTTCATCAGTGTCCTTTTCAAAGTAGATGGCAGGTAGTAGAGATGTTATTGAGTCAACAACAATAATATCTACTCCAGCATTCATTAGGTTAGTTCCTACATCCACCATCTCGTTGATGGTTCTGGCTTGTGATACGATAAGGTTGTCTGTATCTACCCCAAGTCTCTTAGCCCAATCCTCTGAGTACGACATCTCTGCATCAATCCAAGCACACAACTTGCCCTCTTCCTGTGCCTGAGCAATCATCTGCAAGCATAGAGAAGACTTAGCAGAAGACTTACTTCCCCAAATCAATACCTGTCTGCCCAGCGGTAGCCCACCATTCAATGCACGATTAAGACCGAAACTAGGAGTTCCTTGATACTCAGTCTTGAACCCAACACCGTTAGTCAAACGCTTACGGATGCGTGGGTCTAATGCTGCCATTGCCTCTTCGATAGTAGTCATTAGAAACGAACCCCATGTCTTTCTGGTCTAGACTTATTGTAGCCAGTCTTCTTTTCAAAAGCATCATCAAGACTACCGTTGACATACTCAAACTCACGAAGACCTGCATACAGGTCAAGTGTGCGAATAAGGATGTCTGCCATCTCATCTGCCACCTCTTCTGGACCCTTAGACTTGCGAATTGCTTCCATAACCTCAACCGCTTCTGACACAATCATCATTAGTTGTTTAGTCATAAATATATCCAAGGATTCCCTATCTTCATTGTTATAGGCAATGTTCCAGAAACCTTTTTCTACTGCTGTTTCGTGCAGGTCTTTTGCTACTTCATCAAACATTAAACACATCCTCCATAATTATTGTTCCATCTTTAGTTTTACCCAAAGAGAATTTGTAAACATTGCCCTCGTCAATTTTCATATACGCTTTAGAAAAAGACGTAGGGAATACTGTAACGCTATGCATATCACGACTAGCATCTGCTAGAACTAAAGAAGCCATCTTTTTGCCAGCCTTAGTTACTCTTGGCTTAAATGATACAACGAATAGTTCATCATCTTTGTATGGCAACTGACGGAAGTTTAGAATCTTAATCAACCCAGATGGATTGCCTTTAACTTCATCTGCTGGAATTGCTGTAACAATTCTATTGTCACTTGCTAAAACTATGTAAGTTCTACCTGCTTCAATAGTGGTGTTTTCGTCATCAAAAATTCCAGTGCTACCAGTTCTATCTAGCAGTTCTACCCTTGACCAGCCCTTACCACGCTTGATGTTCTTAATCATGCCCATCAAAATATATGCACCCTTTTCTTCGTACTCTTCCACATCATTAATGAATGCGTGGTAGTGTTGTGGAATAGAAGTATTGAATTCTGGTAGGTTAAGATATTCATAAAGATTCTCACGAACCTCTTCATCGTTCCTAGGTTGGTCAGTAAATGTTGCAGCACCCACTAGGCGTAGAGCCTGTAATGCACGACTGTTAACACCATTGCCCTTACCAAATGTAAACTCTTCTAATTCTTTGTAAGAACTAAATGGTCTAGCAGCAATATACTTGTTAGCAATGTTATCACTAATAAACTTAATAGATGATAGCCCGAATCTGATTCCCTTACCCTCGATTTTAAAATCAACATCTGATTCGTTAATGTGTGGCAGACGAACAGGAATACCCATACGTTTTGCTTCAATCAAGTACTCAGTACGAGCATCTTTATCGCTTTCATTCTTCAGCAACGAATACATGAACTCGATTGGATAGTTATACTTTAGCCATGCTGTCCAGTAAGAAACAGTTGAGTAAGCCACAGCGTGAGACTTGTTAAACGAGTACCCAGCGTGTGCTTCAAAATCCTGCCACAGGTCTTCAGAAGCGTTTGGAGTTAGGTAGCGAGAAGCACCCTTTACGAAGCGTTCTTTAAACACATCGAACTCACGAGCATCTTTCTTCTTACCAATAATCTTACGAACCTTATCCGCTTCAGCCATAGACATGCCGCCAAGTTCCACACAGGCAAGCATAACTTGTTCCTGATACAGAATACAGCCATAGGTTTCTTGTGTGAATGCTTTTAGCACTTCGTGTTTGTAATCGATGTTTTGCTTACCATGTTTACGAGCAACATAATCTTTACCAATTGTGTTCATAGCACCTGGACGAACCAAGGCG